AAAAAAAAATCATATAACGAGAGGAAGTTATTATTATGACACCAGAACTAGCAGACATGAACCTAACAGAACAAGACAATCCATTTTCATTCGTTGACGAAGACGGCAACTTCATTGAACCAATCAAAAATCCATTCAGCTGTGAGGGTGCTTATTTACTAGCTTGTGAAGACGTAGCTAATAGTTTAAAAGCGTATAAGGAGGTAGGGGGCGACGTCAGCACTGAAATTAAGATGTTAAAATGGTTGGATAAATTAGCGTATGAGTATATTTAAACCATATAGAGGAGGAATTAACATGACATTCATGATGATGGGATTATTATTTATTGGAGTAGTAATTTACGGAGCTGGAGTACTTATACACTGGCTAGAAGAAGGAGGATACTGAGATGGAGAAATTGAATTATAAAAAAGAATTATTAACAGAAAATAATGAGAAAGTACGAGTTGGAACGTATGATAATAATCGTGACATTTACATTAGATTAATAGGTGACGAAGAAGATTGCGCAATAGTAACACTAACACGTAAAGAGGCTCAACGTGTGAAGCGCTATTTAGAAGACGCTATCACAACTCATATTATGAATTGGGAGGAAGAATGATGAAAGAATTGGAAGATATGATTAAAGAACTTATATCAGAATATGAACAGAATATAAAACCACAGTATTATTTAGGAATGAGTGACGAGGATGCAGCAGCAGAAGACGCTAGGGCAGACGTTTATTCTCAAGTGATTCAAGACTTGTATTCATTAATTTAAAGGAGGAAGAGTGATGAAAGAAAGTAAATTCAGTAAAGAAGTGGTAAAATATTTGAAAGAAAAAGGTGCATTAGTTAATGTCAACACAGCCAATATGTTTGACAAAGTGGGCAGAAGTGATGTAGAATGTTGTTACAAAGGTTATTGGATTAGTTTAGAATTGAAAGTGGGTAGCTACCAGCCAGATCCGTTACAGATTACTTATTTACAAAAAGTACGTGACGCTGGAGGCTTTGGACTGCTTCTGCGTGACACTCTTCAAGAACTCATGGTTTTATTATCTTGCATTGATAATGGAATTGAAAGACAATACAAACAACCAGAATTGCCAGAAATTAAAGTGGAGGAGATTGAATATGATTAAAGAGTATTTAATTACGTATGAAAAGAAAGAATCTGATGGACGTTATATTGACACAACTCTACATCACATAAAAATACCAGCATTAACACTTTTTGACGCTGTAGATTACGCACACAATAATCTAGAATTAGAAGAGATTACAGAGGTATTTGAAGCATGAGTTGGATCATGAAAGCTAAAATATTAGATATTGAACAAGTATCCGTATATGCAGCAACTAAAGAATATATGAAGTTTACAAAAATAGTATATAAATGGGAGGTAGTAAAATAATGTTAACGTTGAATATTAAAGAAAAATATCTATTACCTATACTTGATGGAGATAAAACGTTTGAAATAAGAGAAAAGAGAGATAGAAACTTTCATGTGGGGCAGTATATCTGCTTGAAACATACTGCTTCTGAAGTTGTTAATCATAAAAATGTTATAATTAACACCATGTTGATCATAAAAATAAAATATATTACAAATTACGCTCAGAAACCAGACTACGTAGTCTTCTCATTTGATAAGGTTGGAGATGTGATGACAGAGTTGGAGGAAATTAAACATGATTAGACTATTCTACTACTATATAAGATTGAAAATGAAACACCATTATAATATTACGCAAAATATGGAGATGTGGGATAAATTATTTGAGTTAAAAAAGGAGTTAGCTAAATGGTTATGAAACTATTTGACTATCAAGAAGAGGCAATTGAAACTTTTGAGACTAAGCCGCTCAATTTATCAGATGTTGGAACTGGGAAGTCATACATGAGTATTGGCTCATATATAAAAAGCGAGTGTACTAAACTATTAATTATATGTTTAGCTCCTAAAGTGTTAGATTTCGTGGAAGATGGAGAATCATTTGGTTTGGAAATCACACCACTCAATAAAGGCACTAAAAAGAATAGAGAATTATTATCAGAATCAAATCATGTAGCAATCAGTTTTGAGAGTAGTTGGCGCTTAACTGAGTTGTTGAAATGGGTAGACAAAGACACGTTCATTATCATTGATGAGTCACACAAAGTGGGAGTGAGTAAGTCAAAAGTGACCAAGTTTGTCATGCAACTAAGCAAGAGAGCAAAGTATACGTATTTATGCACAGCAACGCCTGTCAGCAATGGTAAACTTGAAAATTGGTACTCACAACTCTATATCGCAAATGTCTTTAGAAAGCCTAAGAAAGAGTTTGAACAACTATTTGTTATCAAACAAATGAGACAAATGGGATCAATGCGTTTCATGGATATCGTGGGCTATCAAAATGAGCAACTTCTTCAGCAAATGATTGACGAAGCCAGTGTGAACTATAAACGTGATAAAGGTTATCTTCCGCAGGATTACGTTTACAAAACGAAGAAACCAGTAATGTACAATAAGTTGAAAAAGAATAGAATTTATAAAGATGACTATGATAACATTGTGGAATTAGATAATGCTAGTAACCTATTTAACAGGCTCAGACAAGTATCACATGGTTTCCTAGAAGGAGTCAGCAAGCAAGTATCCAAAGAACCATTTGAACGCTTAGAAGCGATTTTAGAGACACATAATAATGAACGTGTCGTTATCTTCTACAATTATAGAGCTGAGTATGTAATGCTTACAGAATTATTGACCAAATTAAAACGACCATATGGAGTCTATAATGGCAACCTAAAAGAATTAGACAAATTCAAAAACAATGAAAACGGTGTAGTTCTAGCGCAATACAAGTCAGCAGCAACAGGTATAAACGATTTTGTGATTAGTAATGTGATGATTTTTAATAGTTTACCTTTAAGTTCAACTGAGTACTTACAGGCAAAAGGCAGAATAGATAGACATGGTCAAGAGAAAACCCCGCTTTATTATATGATTGTGCCTGATACACCAATTGAGAAAAAGATCTTTGAAACAGTTACTAATGGAAAAGATTTTACAAATGAAATGATTGAGGAGAGTGTGAAATGAAAAAGAAATATAAAGGATACTTCAAGAAACCAACAGACACGCTACCTGATGTTAAATTTAAAAAGCAAGTGATTAAGTCATTCAACTTCACAGATAAGCCACGTGTAGAACTGTGGGTAAACACGTATCTAAAATATATAAATAAATTGTAGAAACTAGTTGACACCCCTTAACTGGGGTGTTATACTTAGTACATAAATAAGAGGAGGAATGGAAATGAATGATTTAAATAGATATGCCACAGAATACTATACGTTTACATTTAAAGTACGAACCGTTGAATACAAAATAAATTATATAAAAATAGTGGCTACTACACACGACGGTGCATTTAGTGAATTGTGTAGGTATTTGAGACGTAACGCACTACAAAATTCACCAGTAACAAAAATAATTAGGGTAGAGTCATATACTTTTGAATAAGAGGAGGAAGTTAAATGAAAGAACTAAGACTAAAGAAAAATGGTAAAGCCCCACTTGTAGCAGGAGCGTTTGGTGGAGAAGATTATAAACTAATTCAAGCCTGGGCACAAGAAGGTGGTAACGTTGGCGCACTAACGGGATCAGCCAGTGGAATTGCAGTAATTGATATTGACACTCATAAAGGTGTGAATGGTATGGGTAACTTAATAGAGTTTTTGGATACGTATGACATTGAATTGCCAAAGACCAAGGTTGTCAAGACTCCAAGCGGAGGCTATCATTTTTATTTCAAATTAGATGAGAAATACAATGAAACGCAATTCATCCAAAATCATCCGCAACTAAAAGGTGTTGACTTCCAAACCCACGGCAGATACGTTGTTGCACCACCAAGTCAAATTGATGGTAAGTATTATGAAGTAGTACGTGACGTTGAGATAGCTGAACTACCAGAGAAATGGCTAGAAATGTTCACAGATAAAACGATTACAAAGAAAAATAAAAAAAGAGAGAGGAAATGGACAGCAAACCTATTAGGTGATATAATTGCAGGATGTGGAGAGGGATCAAGGAATATATTTTTAACCTCAATTATTGGTAAATTATTTGCTACAGGACTAAATCATGATGAGGTGCGTGTGTGGTCTCTATATGTTAACCAAATAGGCTGTGTTCCACCACTCTCAGAGGATGAAGTACTACAAACATACAAAAGCGTACGCAAGCGTGAACTACGTAGAATGGAGGAAGATTAATGAAGCTATTTATAAAAAGTTTGTTCACATTATTTTATAGTTTATTCATAGGAGTAACATTATTATATGCCTCAACCAATGGATTTTTCACTGCTTTGGGAAATATTCTGATATTCATACTGTTTGGAGTTAGTATAAAAATTATGTTTGATTGGGTATTTAAGGAGGACAACTGATGGATAAACAACTATTTAGCACAGAGTTTAAAAATGGATATTGTGTGACAGTATTCAGTCAATCAAGATTTGAGTTAAAATATTATGTAGAGGTTTTCCATATTAATGAACCACAAGACACACATAGAGTTGAGTTTCATTCAGCACGTGAGGTTTTTGGATATTTGTCAGATATTCAAAACTATAAACAAAAAGACTAGTCAATTGACTAGTCTTAACGAGAGGAGGGAGGAGGAATCCCCATAATTAATTATAGCATAAACTAAAAGTTTTGTGTTGACAAATTGATGATTAGATGATATTATTAGATTATAAAATATTAGGAGGAATTAGAATGGTAAAAGCTGGAGATAAAGTTAGAAGTTTAGTTAACTGTGGAAAAACTATTGAAGGTAAGATTTATACTGTTGAAACTGTAAACCATTCCATCCGCGGTATATGGTTATATGAAACTAACAGCTACTTAGCACCTTGGGAGTATGAACTTCTATATGAAGATCAATTAGACGAATTGGAGGAAGCACCTGAGTCAGAAGAACTAACAAACACAAAACGCTACCAAACAAGTTCAGGTAAGCAACTATTTGATGTGTTGGAAGATGACTTACTAACTTATGAGGAGCTGCGTGGTTTCTACAAAGCTAACATTTACAAGTATACACATAGATATAAACAAAAAAATGGCATTGAAGATTTAAAAAAAGTAAAGGTCTATGTAGACCAACTAATAAAATTGGAGGAAAAACAAAATGAGATTTGAACCATTAAACGAGCCGTATGATATGTACGCCATAACAGATGAGGGTCACGTGTTTCATTTAGACAAAGAACGATATGAAACGGAACTAGTTGACAACAAGAATGGAAAGATGTACGTGGTTCTTGATGGGTCACATAAGAAATCACGTAAGTTCTATATCTCTCAATTAGTGGCAGACATGTTTGTCAAAAATGAGCATAATCTAGGATATTTATATTTTAAAGATGGCAACGTACAAAATAGTCACTATACCAACATTGGCTACGCTATCAATCCAAAAGAAGGGGTAGAACGTGTTGCGCGTCCTTTTAGAAAGAAAGTAGAGCCAAAACGACATTCTCTGATTGTAGCTATTGGAGACGCGTGCGAGAAAAAGGATTGGAAAGAAGCTAATAAATTAGGAATTGAACTTTGGCAATTGGAGGGCGCATCGTATGAAAACAGAAACCATGAGTTTTGATATTCACTATTCAGGAAGTAAAGGAAACTGCGCTTCTATCTATTATGATAATTTAGGGTTCTTAATTGACATAGGGAAGCCGTACAAATATATTGAGCCATATTTATTTAACAAACAATTCATTTTACTAACTCATCGTCACCAGGATCATCTGGTATATACAACATATAAAAAGATTAGAGAAAACTTCCCACATATCAAAATATTAGGTAATCAGGAAGTACAAGATAACTTGAAGAAGCGTAGCTTGCCACTGTTAGACCTTATATTCAAAGATGATTTCCAATTCCAAATTGGTGAAGTTAAGTTCACCACGATTCAAAATTATCATGGAGCTGGGGAAGAGTATACAGAAACACATGGTTTCATCATGGAGACCCCTAACCAAAACACTCTGTTTGCCACTGATTTAAGTACAATGACAGACTATGAAAAGTATCTTTTGGACAATGATCTAAAGATTGATACACTATTACTTGAAGCTAATTATGACCCTAAAGTGATTGAATTTTACGAATCAACAAAACAGCATACTGGCTATGATGTATTCAGCTCAGGTTCATATCGCCATTTAAGTACAACAGAACGAGAGTTATTTGTTGACAAATTTGGTAAAGATGATATGATTAATATAGAACTACACCAGTCAGAAACATATCGCACTTTTGATGGGTTGATTAAACGTTCAAAAGGAAAAATTACCAAAAAAGATGTTGACAACTGGTTAGTAAGATGATACAATTAAAACATAAAGAAAGAGGAGGAATTAAAATGTTAGAAACAATTGCATTATTCTTGTTGGCACCACTTGCTGCTATAGGTGTTGTAACTCTTGGAGAAATTTCAGGTAGGCATGCGTATGAAAAAGAAGTCAAACGTAAAGAACAATTTAAAAAAGATGTATTAGAAATTATTGAAGAGATTATGGAGGAAGAAAAATGAAATACCAATATGGAGATTTAGTTAGATTCACAAACAATTATGGGATGCACGCAGCACAAGGTGATGAGGGTACTGTACAACACGTAGATAAGTTTGGAAACATTCTTGTCTTGGTTGAAACAGGAGAGTTTGCAGCACGCTTTGAGGAGGTGCGTGACGAAGATATTGAACTGATTGACCGTTTAAGTGATGATGATTTGAATTTGCTGAAGGAGGAACTGTAGAGAATGAACTATAAAACGCTTTTAAAATTAGACTATGCCTACACTGAAAACCAGTTGTTTGACTTAATTGAAAAATACAAATGGCTATTCAAAGTAAATTATACGATTGATGAAATCTTTGCAGTAGAATATAAACGTCTCAAGTTAGAGGATGAAACTTATGGCATTTGAACTATCAATACAAGCTACAGGTAAACATGAAATACAATTCATTGGTTACGAAAAAACACTTGAAGACGTAAGGAGGTTAGCTGAGCGTATGAAAGAGCAAGAAGTAAATGAGGAAAACATTATAGAGAATAAAAAACTTCTTGCTGAAATTCGTAAAGAAATTAAAAAATTAGATTCAGAACGATTAGCGGTTAAGCGTGAAATTATGACACCTTACGATGAATTGAATGAAAAGATTAAGTTATTGAAAGAGGTTCTTGGTGAAGGAGAGGAGCATATCAATGCTCAAATTAAACAGATTACACTACGAGAACAAGAGGAGCGTAAGTTACAAATCAAAGATTTATTTAAGAAATATCAGAAGTCATATAATGCTCCACAATGGCTTACTTTTGATAAGTTTTTAGCAAAGAATCCAACGCTTATAACCAACAAGGCTACGAGTGCCAAAAAGATACGTGAAGCAGTGGTTTCCTATTTTGATACCTTTAAGAACGATTATGAACAATTAAAACAAACCTACCCTGACAAGGACGATCGTTCAGCCATTTTAATTGCCTATTCTAAAAATGGCTTTAATATGCAAGAAGCTATCATTGACTATGCAAATATGATTGCTGAGAAAGAACGTCTTGAAAAAGAACAGGCTAGAGTGAAAGAAACCAAAGCACCTGACATTGTCATTATTACTGGAAACGAGCAAAAACAGGAGGCTCCTAAGCCAGTTGAATATGTGACAATTAAGATTAAAAAAGAAGATTTGAATAAACTTAAAATTAATTATGAGGTTTTGAAATAAGCTACACAAGTAAGGGAATGTATGATATAATAGATTTTGTAAGCGAGAATAAAACAAATTAATTGGAGGAATTAAAATGTCAGAATTGAAAAAAGTAATTATTGTTAGTGCAGAGGAAGATGATATTAGTGTGAAATTACAGGTAGCCAGCGAAGATTATAGTGCTATCTATGAAGCCTCAGTATTCAAACAAACATATGATAAAGACTCTAAAACATGGAATGACTTCACAGATAAAGATACAAAAGGTAAAGAACGATTAGCTAAAGCCTTAGAAATGTTAGGGGGTTCATTTGATAACCTTGAGGATAAAGAATTAGAAATGTACGTAGACGAAGAAACAGGTAAAGCCTACTTTGAAGAAGGAACATCATTCAAAAAGATTGAGAAACCACTGGTTTCACTAAAACGATTAAAACAAGTACCAATTGTTGAAATAAAAGACAGTGCAAAAGGACGAGCTGTTGTGGTAGAACATGAGGGTAAATATTACTCATTTAACTTCAATTCAGGAGTTTATATTGAGAAATTGAATAAATTTATTCCTAATCAAGCGAAACTTGCAAAAGCTAAAGCACGATTCAATGAATTGTTTGAAGATGTAAATGTTACTTGGGATACAGCAGATATTGCAATCGGAATGGTGGTGGACTGTACCGTTAATAAAAATATGCTAGATCCAAAATCTCCGTACGGCTGGTTAGAGGCACAGCCGCTTGATCCAGATGATCAGAAAGAGGTAGTGACAGAAGAAGAGTTGCCATTCTAAAATAAATTAAAAAGAGTTAGCCTAAACGGTTGACTCTTTTCTTTTATCATGCTATATTTAGTTCATAAGATAAAGAGGAGGAAATAAAATGAACATTGGAAATGTAGTAGAACTAAAACGAGATAACCTAAACGGAATAGGTAATAAAGGTGACAAAGGAGTGATTCTGTACAAGCTTTATAAACCAGTTGATGGATGGGAATACATGGTTAAGTTATACAGTGGATCAACAGAAGGATTTGACGAAAAAGATTTAAAATTAGCAGTTAAAAACATTGACAAAGTAAACGTCGCATGGTAACATTAATTCATAAGATAAAGAGAGGAAGATTAAAATGTTTGGAAAAAAAGAAAATAATATCATGAGTACATTGAGTAATGTATCTAACACAAACACTACTGGATCATTTAAACTAAAAGTTTTTGTAACAGGAATTACAGAACCAGTTATTATTGGAACGTTTACCTCATACGTAGAAGCGGACGCTTTTGCTAGAAAAAACATCAGTAAGCAAAAACAGCTTAGTCATCTACCACAAGCAGACCGAAAACAGTACTCAGGAACAATTCAAGCAGAAAATGGAATGGTTATCTATGCAATGAGCGTTAACGCTTATATTATTGAGGAGGAACTTTAAAATGATGAAGCTACCCATAAGAGAAGTTCACAAACCTAATGAACAATTTCCATTTAAACTATACCATACATTAGAGTTAGAAAATTTTACACTATATAGAGATAATAAATTTACTAAAGAAATGATAAATAACCGTCACGATATGAAAATGACTAAATACAATAATGCAGGGTATGGGTATCAAATATTTTGCGGTCAGAAGAATGTTGGCTCAATATGGTTGTTAAATCAGGTAAATAGCAAGACAACCTATGTGAGAGTGTCACGTTATGAGAGTTATGCTCATGGTTATTTCATAGCTGTACTTTCTGAATTATCTGACATGTTGGAATCAAAAGGATACTCACTATTGTTAAAAACACAAATTGAATACGCTCAAAAGATTCTAAATAAGAACTTTATTAGTAAAGAGTCCAAAGCAAGTAAGAGCAAACGTGGTAAAAACGATAGGAGTAAAAACATTAGTGCTGTAGACGGTAGAACGTATTATATAGCTTTAAAGAAAGCAACGTATGATAAATGGCATGATGATGGAGTAATTATTGACGCATAAGGAGGAAGATTAAAATGATGTTAGTAGACAAGTTAATTTTAACAGTGAAAGAAGAAGATGGCGTGATTATCAACAGACATTTTAATGAGGTGTATATAAAGATTGATCCAACTCAGATGATGATTGCAAACAAGAAAAAAACGATTGCAGTCTATAAATTAGATAATATATTATATATGCAAACACAAGGCCATCCAAGACAGTTTAGAATGTTCCAATGAGACATACAATAGAAAGTTTCATAGAATTTATATTTTGCACTTGTGTGTTAATAATAGACGTGATATACTATATTATATTAAAACGAGAGAGGAAGTAGAGAATGAAAAACATTGCAGAATTTCAAGGGGCTGAAAAACTAGCTTCTAAACTGTTAGAAATATTTGCAGCACTTGCTGGAAATGGGAAAAGTTTTGATCCTATGACAGAAGGAGTTCACCAAGTTGTAGTAATCAAAGCTGAGGAACGTTTAAGCGCTAAAGGTAAAGAGATGAAGGAAATTAAAGTACGTAGCACAACTGATGGACGTGACGCTACATTTTATATCATGAAGTTTCGTAAACAAGATTGGAAAACATGGAACGATATTCAAGTAGGTCAGGAATTAAACATTACTCTAAAATACAATAATGGTTTCCCCAATGCAACCATTAATCAAAAAGGAGGGGTTATTGAAAACTTACCTGAGAAACCAGATAAGGCACTAACAAAACAAACCATCTATATTTATGATATTGAAGTATTTAAAAAAGATAACTTATTTGTCTTTAGAGATTACTTCACTAAAGAGTGGACAGTTATTCATAATGATTTGAAATCTTTACGAAAGTTCTATTTAGCAAATAGAGATTCATTGTTTGTTGGTTATAACTCATCCTCATATGATTCCAATGTCATGCGCGCTTATTTACAAGGCAAAAACCCATTTCATGTGTCAAAAGCAATCATTGAAAGTGATGATAGAGCGTTAGCATATAAAATGTTTGATACTAAGAAAACTCCACTTTTTGGAATGGATTTATATCAAGACAATAGAGGTTTTAGTTTGAAAGAGCATAGCGCTTTCATGGGTATTAATATTAAAGAAACTGAGGTAGACTTTGATTTAGACAGAGAGTTAACAGAAGAAGAGCAAGTACTGAATGAACTTTACTGTAAGAATGATGTGTTAGCTACGGAAAAACGCTTTGAGCAAAATATAGGTATGTTAGTAGCTAAGGCTGCAATTGCTCTGTACTTTGGTTTAGATAAAATGGCTCTATCAATGACTAACGCAAACTTGACAGCTGAACTATTAGGGGCTGAGAAGACACCTGATAGAGGTGATGAACTAGATAAGTATGAACTGCCAGAAGGATTCAAAATTGAGTCAGAGACCATTCGTCAGGCATTTATGACAGATGACTTTGAAGCGAACGAAAAAGGGCATGCAAGTATTTCATTAGATGTACCACGTAGAGATGTGACAGAGGTTTTAGGAGTAGGTGGGATACATGGTGCTAAGGAGTCATTTATTCATGTAGGAAACTTCCACGCGCGTGATGTGGGTTCACTTTACCCTAATACAATGGTTTTATTTGACTACTTATCAAGAAACATCCCAGAAGATAAACGTCATATTTATCAAATGCTACTTGATGAACGTATGGAAGCTAAGTATTCTAATAAAGAGTTTACTGAAATTAAAGGCGTAAAAATTCCAACCAAGTTGCTAATTAATGGGTATAAACTACCCCTAAACACTAAATATGGTGCTATGGGAGCTGAATTTAATAAACTGTATGATCCACGCATGAGGTTATTAGTATGTATTACTGGACAGATGGCAATGTGGGATTTACTAGAAAAGATTGAAGACCACGCTACGATTATTCAATCAAATACAGACGCCCACTATTACATTCCATTCAGTGAAGAAGATGAGAAAGCGATTGATGAGATAGCTGATGATTGGATGAAACGAACAGGTTACACCTTAGATGATGATCCTTTTAAAGCTATTTTCCAGAAGGACGTCAATAATTATTTAGCAGTTACATCAGACGGTAAAGTGAAGTTTAAAGGCGCTATTGGTCTAACTAATGGCTTGAAAGTTTCTAAAGCGATTGTTTCAAATGCGTTCATTAATTATGTGGTTGGTGGCAAAGATTACAAAGAGTTTATCAATGAGTGTGATGAACTACGTCAATTTCAAATGATTACAAAAACGGGATGGACGTTTGATGATACTGTAGTACGTGATGTTTATGGTAATGAACGAAAAGCACAAAAGGTGAATCGCACTTTTGCAATAAAAGACCCTAACAAAGCTGTTGAAATATTTAAAGTAAAACGTGGAGCGGTTATTGAAGAGGAAGGTACTACAATTATTGGTGAAGACTCTTATACTAAAGGTTTACCTAATGCACCTGAGTATTATGCCATTGACAATGAAGCCATTGGTGAAGGATGGATAACTATTGATGATATTGACAAAGAGTACTATATAAACCAGGTGGAAGACCTATTAGTGCTATGGTTTGGCACTAACTGGAAAGAACGGATTGAACAAGCACATAGTCAAATGAAAGAATTTCCAGAAGTTAAAAATTATATTGATTAAACACTTGACACCTCTCAATTGAGGTGTTATACTTAACTCATAAAGTAAAGAGAGGACGTAAATAAAATGCAATACGTAGGAAGTAAAAACAGACTTAGTAAAGAATTAGCACCAATCATTCAAAGTTACATTACAGATGAAACAGTAGCTTATATTGAACCATTCGTAGGTGGGGCAAATATGATTGATAAAATTAAACATCACAATAAAATAGGTAGTGATATGCACAAGTATTTAATAGCATTGCATAAGTTTAATAAAAATAGTTCTAATTTTTTACCTAAAACAATATCTGAAGAAGAGTACAATCGTGTAAAAAACAACAAGGAGCATTACGAGGATTGGTATGTTGGTTTAGTTGGATTTTGTGGATCGTTTGGGGCTAAGTATTTTGGTGGATACGCTAGACGTTCAAATGGTGATGACGTACCTGCGCAAGCTATCAGAAGTTTAAAGAAACAATCACCAAATATCCAAGATATTACTTTTGAATGTAAGTCATTTTTAGATTATAACCCAAAAGAATATAAAAACTGTGTATTCTACTTAGACCCACCATATAGAAAGACACTATCGTATTCTACTGGTGGATTTCCATATGAAGAATTTGATGATTGGGTTATTGAATTAGCCAAAAACAATACTGTATTAATAAGTGAATATGAAATGCCAGAAGATAACTTTGAATGTATCTGGAGTAAAGAGGTTAAGGTTGCTATAAGTGGGCAAGGAGATATTAAAAATAAAAAGCGTGTAGAGAAACTATTTAAAGTAAGAGGAGGAAATGAAATGATTAAAATTTATACTAAAAACAACTGCATGCCATGCAAAATGACAAAGAACTGGTTTAAAGGAAAAGGACATACCTTTACTGAGGTGAATGTGGATGACAACCTAGATGGCTTAAATGAATTACTCACTATGAACCTAAGAACACTACCTGTAGTGTTTAAAGATGGTGAGTTTGTGAGTATGGGATTTGCACCAAACAAATGGGAAGAATTTAAATAGGGAGGAAGATTAGTGTTGATCACATTAGCAGGAGTAATTGGGGTAGGTAAATCCTCAATGACAAAATTATTAAGCGAATTATTAGAAACCAAAGCAGTTTATGAACCAGTGGAGGAAAACCCTCTACTGGAAAAGTTCTACACAGACAAGAAAAAGTATGGCTTTCTATTTCAGATTGATATGTTATCCAAGCGTTTTGAACTTATTCAGGAGGCTATGAGTGTTAAAAATGGAATCCTTGATCGTTCAATTTATGAAGATTCAATCTTTTTAAAGCAGTTATATGATGAAGGTGCTGTAGATAAATTAGAGTTAGATGTGTATACAAAGTTATTAAATCGCATGTTAAAAGAATTAGAACCTTTACCTAAGAAATCACCAGATTTGATGATTGTTTTAAATTGTAGTTTTGAAGAAGAAATCAAGCGTATTAATAAACGAGCAAGAGAATTTGAGAAGGTTGAAGAAGGCACTGAACTATATAAATACTTCAGAGACCATCACGCTAATTATCAAGACTGGATGGCTAAAGATTTAGGCTTCCCTAAATTAATTATAGATGTAACAGAACTTGACTATGTTAATAACCCAGAACACCGTATGAAAGTACTAATGATGATAGTAGATGAATTATTCCATGTAGGAGCAATTAGTGGTGAAGAACACACCTATTTCTCTAAAAAAGCATGTCTCTCACGAGAATTCTAAGCGCTTTAAATAAATTAAACAAGGTGATTACCCATTTAAAAGCAAAAGAAAACCACTGGTTAGACCAGTGGTTTTTTATTATAGACTCAAATAGATACTATCAATTCTCACATCGTTTACAGCGCCTTCGCCGTTAGCTTTATTCGCTCTACGCAAGATAACATCTACTTTTTTACCTTTGAACTGAGCTTTCTTAACAGTTACGTCAAAACCAAGCTCTTGTCCACCTTGATAGCCGTATGCTTTCTTAACGTCTGGTCGTTTAATACCAGCGGATTGAACACGTGTCAACTCTTTACCAGTGCCATGTTGCATAAAGATGACATATGCATATTTTCCAATTGAACCTTGTGGTTTGTCTGGAACTAGCCAACCAGCCACACGAATTTGGTCTTTGCCATGACCATTAAAGTAATCAAGTTTACCCCACGCATTACCTTGGTGTTTAGGTTTTGTAGCAGCAACTGCCTTATCATGTTGACTTGGTGTTGATGGTGTTACATTTGCTCCACTTGGAGGTGTTTGTCCACTTGTAGATGGTGCTTTACCATCTGGCTTCAAACTAGGGTTATTGTAGTACTTAAGAACGTTTTTAATCACATAATCCTTCATTGCATTAGTTACATTAGCGGGCTGTGCTTGTGTTGAATTGAAACCAGTGTGAATAATCAATGAACGTTTAGGACATTGCGTGGCTGAAAACTCATGATGTAAACGCACAGTGTTGCGGTTAACAGGTAAACCATAGTATTTCAAATCTTGTGCAATTTGCCAGAAAGTATTTTCTTCCGCTTGCAAGAAGTCTTTTAGTGGTGTTTGATCGTTACCACACACTTCATAGCCAATGTAGTTCATGTTGCCGTCACCGTTAGCAGTATGCCATGCACCATTAAATGTGTCCTCAGTGCGCCAAATTGTGTTTTTATCAATATAGTAATGAGCAAAGCCCGCTGCCAATTGATTGTTATTCATTGCTGCTAAACGAGTAGCTTCTTGCTTGGCTGTTGAGTTTCCCCATGTGTTATGAAATACTACACCTTTCACTGCTCCGCCTCTGCGTCCTGCCACGCCACGTGTTACTGTTTTATTAATGATTTCTACCATATTATCACTCTCTTTCTTATTTCTTTGGTTCTGTATAGTTCAATGCTTTTTCACTATCTGTAATGCCTTTAGTTGTTGGGTCTGGAATCATGTTCAACGCATTAATCACAGTTAAGCCCAATACGTATGGATTACTTACTGCTCTGACTAACACATCCAATAATGTATCAAAAGATGTAATATCTTCAAACTTCAAACCAAAGTATGCTAAAATTGGAATGGCTAATGCGCCTACGAAACGTAAAATAAATGTTAGGTTGTCTTTGCTAAAACGAACTTTCCAGTTTATTTTTTTCATTCTACATCACTCCTATTTCATAAATAAGGATAAACCAATACTAACTAATGCTCCAATAACTGCGCCAACAGTTGTACGTGTTAGCCATGTATAGCTGTTTTTGAGGTCAGCTAATGCCTCTCTATTCTGCATGGACATGCTGTAAGCCTTATCTGCTTTCTCAGATTGGCGTTCTAAGCGACTACCATACTCTTTCAAGTCAGCTTTAATCTCAGGTATATCATCCAACTTTACCTCAATTCTTGCTAACTGTTCTTTTAATGAAACAAACTCTTTATCATTTAAGTTCATAGCAAACACTCCTATTCATTTATCACCTCGTTTCCTAGGTCTATAATCATTATAGCATCTATATAAGCGAAATAGTGTGTCTCTCACGAGCATTCTAAGGCGTTTAAATTTTGTTAGGTGGGTTATTATGCGTGTAAAAGCAAATAAAGAACCCTCATAAAGAGGGCTTATTCAATAATATATGATAGAGAACTTATACCACAGTAGGTAGCGTTTGCACCTGGTGAAAATACAATTTTAGGAGTACGTGTTATACCTAGACGACCACCAGGATTTGGCCCACTAGGCACGCCAATCGCACCGTAAGCGAATTCAGTTACTCTTGGCTTGATAGCTGCTGGGAGGGTTGTTTCTCCATCAGCAGATGTTCCTGAGCCAACTTGAAATGGATAATAATCCCTACCCGCTACCATATCACCACTTTTCAATCCGAATTGACCTCTAAATAGAACTGTTCGTGTCCCATCTAGATTATGTTGAATCTTATACATACATGGGTTATTCTCCTTAGTTTCAAATGCTGAACCTAATGTCAAGTTAATCCATGGGGTCTTAGTTAGCGCCTTAGCATCTAGTACGCCATGATAGTTACCAGAAGCATCACTTAATGATAAGTTAATTAAGCCACCACTAACGCTTGTAGTAGATTCTGATGTTTGTTTGCCTGTTTCATCATATAATCTTTGCCTTAGATTAACTGTTCCCTGGTGAATATCTGCTTCTGTAGTTGCAAACTTATACAGTCTTTCACCAGCACTGTTTGTTAAATAATAGGTTGATCCAGCTTGTAAAATACCATCCTTAATACCTAGTTTACCATCCGTAACTTGATTCACACCACTAGTAACATTAATATACTCATTCAGAAACTCAGCACCACTGATTTTACCACCGTCAATAGTACTACCTGTAAGGTGTGAAGCTTGAATCGTTTTACCAATGATGGTTTCAGCAATTACAGAACTTTCAAACGGTATTTCCACCCACGCACCACCTTTAGCTTCATATACACCAGTTACTTTACCAGAAACCACTTTATACCAGATATCACCTTCATTAAAGTCTTTTGGCTCTGTTTCACCAGTGAATAGTTGTCCATCTGCACCATCTTCACCTTGTCTAGCTACGGTGTATGATTCAGCTTTTTTACCATCAGTATAGTTCAATGTGACACGTGTCCATAGATATTGACCTCCGCTTATAGAAGGGATAGTGCTAGTCCATCCAGTAGACGGAGGTGTTGTTGAGTTAGTTGACTTATTATACTCAATTATTGTTGTAGATATTCCTACACCATCATCGCCGTCAGCTCCGTTTGTTCCGTTTTGTCCGTTGCTACCTTGTCTAGCTACTGAGTAACCTTGTTCAGTTGTATTATCAGTGTACGTCCACGTGGTACGTGTCCATAGGTATTGACCTTGTGGGGTGGTAGGTATGGTTGTAGACCAACCGCTTGTAGGTCTAACTGTGCCACTAGTATTCACAGCATATTCAATCACTGTGGTTTTAATGCCTACTCCATCTTTCCCAGCTATACCGTCTTGTCCACGATCGCCATCCGCTCCCATTCTAGCTACTGAGTAACCTGTTTCGCTTGAATTGTCTGTATAAGTCCATACTGTTTTAGTCCATAGGTATTGACCAGCTGGAACAGTTGGTACTTGAGATTGCCACCCTGTAGCTGGTGGTGTATTTGCATTAGTATGTTTAGCATATGTGGTACTGGTTGATTGTAAACCTACTCCATCTTTACCAGCTACTCCATCCTTGCCAGAGTCACCTTTTGTACGTTGCCATTCATATTTACTAGGGTCTGTTGAATCTATCATTTCAAAATCTGTATAGTAACCAGTGTAAGCCCTGTTGGTTGGGTCAGTCGTACTAAAATCTACCCCACCATCTGAGCTATTAGAATAGGCAATGTGTACGTAACTGGTTTTCCCATCATCACCTTTTTCGCCCTTCATTCCCACCTCTTCTGGGTCATAATTTGGAAGTAGGTATTCTGATTTAATTATTGCCATGCTTTCATCCTCCTTAATAGCTTAATGCTACCTCATATTTAAATTGTGACTCGTTACCAGAGGTAACTGATATTGATCTCCCTGTAGCTGTAAATGTATTGTCTAATGCTCCATCTGACTTGTACCTAGACCATGTGAAATCAGTTTCGTTAAAAATGTTTGTTACATCTTTTCCAGCCCACTTCACTTTGGCACTAAGTGTGATTGTGGTGTTTCCATCTTGTGTTTTACCTCCAATAAACAACGGTGAAGAGGCTTCAATAAATATCTCATAAGGTATCTTAGAATTGAGGTCATTTTTCAAATCATTTGCTAACTCTTGTAAACGGTCAGAGATACCACTTTCTAATCTAACAAAATCAGATAACTCACATACCACTTGTTCTGTTTCATAATTAACCGTTAATTTCTGTACTCTACTAGATAAAAATAGATTTTCATTTTCATCTATGATATCTACAGTGTCACCTACTGTTAATTGTGATGGAATGTTAGCAATATCTACAATGTAGTTAACTACAGGCACACTGTATTTTTTCAGCCAGTTAACCGTTGTATTAACCAACTCTTTCTGATTTGTGGTTGTCCAACTCTTATGCTGTAGAAAATAATGGGAGTTGGTGTTTGTTCTACTCCATTGTTTTACATTTTGCGTGTCATTTATTCTACCAGTGGTTTTATCTAGTCTGAAACGTCCTTCAGGGTCTGTCCAATTATAACCTTTCAAATTGATTGGCTCATCTTTACCTTCTGGAGTTCCTCCAGTTGGATAAATAGAGTTTACTAATTGATAAATGTCTTCTTCTGTTTCTATAGAATTAATGTCTTTATTTACATATAATTTTTTACGCTCATCAACTCCACGCTTATTATAGATATCTATTTTACGCTTAGCTAACTGGTTTCCAACAAATTCAAATGAAAACTCTAGTTCTGCATTATCAAACTGAGTGGCTACTGATTGAATACGCTCTAACGCAGTCATATTGCTATCCCATTCTAGTGTACGTGTCAAGTTAGGTATTTCATTTTTACCAATAACGAAACCAGAATCGTAGGTAAATTTCTCAATATACCAAGCTATATTATGATTCCCTTGTGATGGAAACGGCGGTAAGTCCTCATTTAATAAGTCCATTCCAGCGTCTTCACATTCTAGTGTGCGTATTTGAGTTAGCGGATTATGTGTGACTTTGAGTATTGTCATCCAAACAAACTTTTGATTCAAATCTTGATAAAGTACATAATTCCCAACTGCTACATCTTTTTTTATTTTAGCAGTGTTGTCTTTTGTAAACGCTAACTGTAGGGTCATTCTACGTGAAGCAGTTTCTAATGTACTTACATCACTTGCGCTTAACACAGGGTACTCTACATTAGCGGTTGTTGAAGCAATTGTTTTTAATTCAAAGGTTCTATCTGTTATATAAAAATCCAATTCTGCTCACTCCTTTCTTATTCATTATAACATAAAGAGAGAGGCTTTTGCAAGTCTCTCTCATCTTTTATAGATAGTTTTGTGTAATCTCTGCTGTTACCTCTGCCATGTTAGCCCACTCAGAAACAATTGGTTGGATGGTGGTTTCACCTGTTTCTAACTCGAATTTTTCCCACTGATTACCTACCACATTCAGTTGATTATTTACAACACCGTTAACAAAAAACTCTCTAGTTGCTGTATCAATCTCAACAAGGTCACCATCTTGGAAATAGTTCTTTAAGTCTTGGTAGTATGGCGTTCCCTCCCAACGCGCTTGCATGTCAGTCATTCTCATAATAACACCATATTTATTTGAGAATCTCATAAACCAAAAGCCAGCTTTTGTGAACTTACTTGTATCTGGTTCTGGAAGTGTCCAAACAAATTTGTACTCTTTGTCAATTGTCGCTTGTGACCATCCTCCAGGAGCTTGATTCAATGACTTGATTTGAACAACACGCCACACGAGTCTGTTTCCTCTACGATCCATGTTCATTTCATAGAATGATTTATTAAACACTTTTCTGTCTAATTTCATTTGATGAAGCTTATTGTTTTTATACCATGCCTCAAACACTAACTCATTTGAGGCTGTGCTGCTGTCTCTGATAATCGCAGTCATGATTGGATTACCTAACTCATCAAATGTACTAAACTCTAAGCGTCCTCGTTGTCCTTTATTGTAATTATCAAATCCAAATCTAAAATGTGTTGTAATTGGGAGTGTTCTATCAGTATTTGATGGAGCTGCAATATCTCCTACTACTGTTGGGCCATGCCACACATTAATATCTCCAACACCTGTATATACTGGCTGCACTGCGTCTGGATCATCCTTCATATTTAAAGTACCCTGTATTCTGTTTGGTGTGGCTGGGTTACTATTCATATTTGGATATACTGATTTGAAACCAGTGTTCACTTTTAAGGCTGGATTCAATGTATTACCCCAAAATGTTTCATTCATTGCTGGCTCTACTCTGGATGATGTTGTTCCGTCCACATCTTCAGGGTTACCAAACTGCAATATAGCTCCGTTTTGATTCAATAGGGCAACCAGTCCATTTTCTCCTCTCATTCTGAATGAAAAGCGTGGCTTCGTTCTGTACGTCCCATTGTTTTCAATCTTAATCAAGTCACCAACAGAATCACCGCTTGCTACATATTCAACAGCGTTGATATATGAAGGGCTATATCCCCAATGATAATCTTTTGGATTATTTGATGGTGCTGGTGCGATTCCTTCATATTTGTAGTATGGAATATTCGGAGTTCGTGTGTCACCTTTTTCTAGTTTTGCCCATTCAATATTTACTGTTCCTTTTGTTGATTGTGGTAGTTGAAATACGTTTACCGCATTGGCGTTACCGTCTATATGTGCTTGGGTAATTGTGAAAGTAATTTCCCATACGTCTACCAAACCTTCTACAGGAGCCATGTTCCCGACAGGTAAAGATCCAGCTCTTAAAAAAATTCCAAATGTCTGTGTATATGGTTTGCTCGCCTTCATTGTAAAAGTATACTTTTGTCCCTGTACGTATGGTTCATTAGGAGTAAAACTAGCCGCCATATATTCTGTAGTATTAATTGGGAAAGAAGCTGGTTTAAGAATATTCTCTCCCAGTGGAATCTTACTCAAATAATATGGCGCATCGAGTAAATTTGGCTGATATGGTGTAGCTGTTGATCCACGTTCTAGCTTAATTTCATAGCTTAGCTCTATTTCGCCAGACAATCCTTCTTCCACTAAAACTTGGAAATAGTAGCTATTTGGGTTAACCAACGTACCTGTAGTAAAAGTTTTTGTGTAAGTTGTAAACTCAGCATTTACGTTGGTACTATCCAGAATTAGTTCTCCAAGATTATTTGTAACATTATTTTGATTTAATCTATACCTCATAATTATACGCTTACCACTTTGTGGTACAAAATTTGAAGATTTGCGTAGCGTATAAGTTATGGTATAAGTAGTGTTTGAAAGTACAGGTGTTAAATAATAGGTACCATTTTTGTATCCTGCCATTACAAAAAAATTAGTTCCTGAGGTCTTATTTATTTTTAAATATTTACCACCATCACTTATAGTTCCGCTACCTGCTTGAACAACAAAATCAGAAAAAGAGAGATTATTCATTAAATTCGGATTTCCACTATAATCATACTCACCAAAGTCTAAGCTATTACTATATGCCTTTGCTCCTACACTTGGAGCGGTTACTGTGGCACCAATTGGTGGTAGAAAACTAACCATTGGTTTACTCCATTTAATGAGATTACTTCCTCTGAAACCATATTGTAGATTAATAGCGTTTGTTTTTTCGTTTTCAATCTTAACAACTGACCCATACTCAGTGAACTCAGTGGTTACTTTTTTAGGGATATAAACAATGTGTCTTTTGAGTATTGCTCCCTTCACTGTATCCCACTCTTCTAGAATTACTTGTCCAGCGTAGTCTTTGGTATTCTCTTCATCAATTGATACCACTTGTGCATACACACTAAAATTGACGTCATCTCCAACTTTCAACTCATCTGTATGAATCGTTGTGGCTGGATTCCAGTTTAGCCAGCGCTCGTCTGTTTTATCATCACGTTCAAAATTCAAAGGTACTCCATTTGTGAAATCACCTTGAACTACATTAGAGTTATTAAACTTCTCATCCAATTTCTGTACCCAAGGCTTCATATATTTATTAATCGCATTATACTCACTATCAAGCATGACGTTTGTTGTGGTTGAGTAGGTGTTTGAAAAACCAATTGACTCAGTAGCATGTGCTAACCCATCTGGTACATCAAAAGTCAGTGTAAGAGGTGTGTACTTCAAGTCCGTTGCGTCATATTCTTCAGCTCCTGTGAAGATAGCATTGAAGTATCTATCTGGAAACATGTCAAATACTAGCTTCTGAGGTTCGTCACTATTAACCAATGCTTTCAACTCATCCATCACTTGTGGTACTGTTTTACCTGTGTTGTCTTTGATGATGAACCCATCAATACTTAGTGTGTAGTCTCCCAATCTAGTATTTCTAAAATGTTTTCCATCTGTGTTACCTACTTGGAAAAACTCATTTTCTTTTGATAAAAACGGTATGTTTAATTTTGCAATTTGAAATAAATGTTTTGTCTCTTTTCCGTCAATCGTAAATGACCTAAGGAACTCATAATTTTGCCCCATGTTTATCTCTCCTCATTCTTTGATATAGTACAATTATAACACAAAAAAGGGACTTATACAAGCCCCTAATTTGCTAAACTAATCCCAAATCACGATTAGCGTTTAACTGATTCCTTGATTGAATCTTTTGTAGTTTACTATTTAGCTTCTCACCATCTAGCACCACATTGGTGTCCTTAGCTAGAATAGCCATTAATAACTCATTCTGCTGTTGTAACAATAGAAGCATTTGTGCCATATCAGAGTTCGTACTTGAAGTAGTTCCAGATACTGGTGCTGACTGGCTGCGGTTAAGTTTCTCATTGGCATAAGCTAATAGTTGCATAGCTCTTGAACGTTTAAGTCCTGAGCCTGTCAGTGGTATAACTACTTCTTCCTTGTTACCTTCTCCAACTCTTGCAATGTGTTCTTTCGTGATGATTCCACCGTTTTCATAACCAACTCCACGATACGCTGCACTTAGCGACCCATATCTTGACAACGCATATCTGATGGAAGCAAGAATGTTAGATAGTGGGTCATAGATATTAGTGTTGAATCCTGGCATTGCGTACTGTCTGAATGTTGGGTCAATCACTTGGAGTAGTCCTTTAGAAGGTGTTCCATTTTTAGCGTTAATATCCCAGTTGTTAATTGCATTAGGATTACCATTTGACTCTGTACGCATTTGATTTAGTAATGCATTTAAGTTTGCAGTACTGTATTGACCAGTCATTTTCAATGCTCTGATTGCTACATTACGCCATCTCTCTACGCCACTGCCTCCCACGCTATCACCTGAAATTTGAGTGTTTTGTGGGTCTTTCACACCGTTTAAATGCACGTGATCGTAATGGTCTCCATCTGGCCATGGTCTCCAATCGTTATGAATACCTGTACCTGATTGTCCTGAACGGTCACGAACTTTCCCATTAGTGATAACGTAACCAATCTTGGACGCGAATTTGTCAAAAGCATAGTTTGCCGCTTCTGTGTAGCGTGGTGAGCCACCTGTAACACCAGGTAGTGCAATATCAATAGCATTGCGTTTACCATGTGAATAAGGGTCACCTGGCCTATATCCACTAGTTGCCACAAATCCTGGGAATTTCTTCATTACAGATTTAGCTACATCTGCTAAATATTTATAGACACCATTTGTTCCTATAGAGGTATCTAAGTTGCCAGATGAGAACAAACCACTAATCTTTTCAGTCAGTGCGCTTGTTGCTTTAGATAGGATACCTTTACCTACTTCTAAGGGATATTTTGTTAAGCCACCTAATACATCTAGGCCTCCAAGTACTTTTCTAGCTAATGCTCCAGGGTCTGAAATAAAGTCCCACACGTCACCTACTACATTTTTAAGTGTGTTTCCTACATTACCAGCAACGTTCTTCACACTGTCCCACATGTTACCAAAGAAGTTAGTCCCTTTTTTGTAACGATATTTAGGAGCCTTAGAACCTTGAAGCTGGGCTGTTTCTTCTGCGGTCAAGACATGTGTTCCTTTTGGTGCATTTAATACTACGTTACGTCCTTTAGGAATAAATGCTCTACCGTCTGGCGTAATCACTGTTTCTGCTCCACGTCCATCATTGACCATCATTGGCCCATTAATTGGGTGTCCGCCTGCTGGTGTACCTGTAGCGTATTGTGGTACTTCCCATTCTTTCAAAGGTTCTGCACCTAATTTTTCAAGCACCCATGACGCACCTTTGATAATACCATTCACTGGTTTACCAATGGCTCTTAGTGCTGCATTGAAAACACCTTTAAAGGCATTTGTGACTGCATTTTTACCATTTGATACTGCGCTAGCTATTTTGTGAGGTAAATCTTTCATCCAGTTAACAACAGTACTAATGCCGCCGCTAAATGAGTTTTTGATTCCTGTCCATGTGTCTGTGACTGCACGTGTCGCATTGGTTTTTAACTCACCAAATTTGTTCCACACATTCACCGCCCAGCCAGCTACCTTATTCCAAGTGTCTCCAAGTCCATTGCTGAATAAGTTTTTCACGCTGTTCCATAAATTTATGACTGTGTTCACAACGCTGTTCTTCATTTCAGTGAATTTATTACCAATCCATGAAGCCCAACTAGATATGTTAACCCAAAGCCATGACATTATTGTCCACCAATCTTTAAAACCTTGAATCAGTTTATCTATAATTGGCTTAACAAAATTCCAGACTGTCTGAAATGCTTTATTTACTATATCTCTAAATGTTTCAGATTTGGTATAAGCTACAACTAACGCTCCAACCAATGCGCCTAATGCTACAACTAACCCTCCTGCTACTACAGAAATAGCTCCAAATATGGCTGAAGCTACAGCTAATCCTTTAATTGCAAGAGTTATCCCGCCTATGATACCTACGAGCCATGTCAGTGACTCTCTGTTATCTGCAATCCATTTGGCAAACTCACCTAATTTACCCATGAAATTAGCTATAGAAGGCATTGCTTCTTCTATTTTGGTACTTAATGTATTGATAAAACCAGTGATATTTTCAACGCCTATTTTTTCTATAATACTTTGTATAGCATTGACAACCGTTGATTTCAATCTATCCCATGAGCCACCTAGTGTATCTGTTGATTTGGCTGCTTCAATCGCTCCAGGATTCATACCTAACTGTGTAATAGCTTGGTTAAACTCGTTTGAAGAGATTTCTCCTTTTTCCATTGCGTCACGAAAGTTACCAGTATACGCGCCATTTTTTAACATAGCCTCTTGTAGTAGTCCTGAAGCCCCTGGGATTGCGTCTACTAATTGATTCCAGTTTTCAGTTGTTAGTTTCCCAGCGCCTGCTGTTTGTGTTAACATCATAGCTACTGACTTAAATGTTTCCTCTGAGCCACCAGCTACTGCATTCAAGTTACCTGCCGCTTCTGTTAGCTCCATATAATTTGGAATACCATTAGAAGCTAACTGAGCTGAAGTATTCAGAATGTCTTCTAATCCATAAACAGTGGTGTCTGCATACCCCTTCATTTGTTCTGTAGCTTTCTCTATTTCTTCTCCGCCAAATCCTGCAAAATCCATACTCTTTTTAAACTTAGAAACAGAGTCTGTAGCAGTAATTGCCTCACGTGTCATGTCACCTATGAAACCAGTTACTCTGGATATGGCGTTACTTGCTAAATTACCAAGTGTTGTCCCAATAGCATGTCCAACTACTGAGAAACCTTTCATTGATCTTTCAGCTTTATCTACGCCAGATGATAATGAGTCCAACTGCGCGTCTACTATTTTTGACTGTCTACCAAATTCTTGAAGCTTATTTTCTGCCTTTTCTACCTGAGGTGAAGCTTGTCCAAACTCTTTAGTCATTGCGTCTACGGCGTTTTTCTGAGCTACAATCGCCTTTTCAGTTAGTTCAGATTGTGTTTTTAATCCACGCTGTTTAGCATTAAATGCGCCTACTTTATCTCCAACACTATTGAATGCTTTAATTTCGTCATTCATAGCTTTTTCATTATCTTTCAAAGCTTGTGTGTATTTATCTACACCAGATTCTGCTAAAATGTATGCTTGCTTGGTAGCGGTTAACTCTTTTGAGTACTTATTATACTTTGCACTAGCGTCATTAATTTGTTTTGTTACATTTGATACTTGCCTAGATTCTTTTCCATAAGTGGCAATGTACTCTTCTCTACGTTGTTCAAGTAATTGCACTTTTTTTGCTTGAAGTTCTGTAGTAGTTGTCAAGTCTCTTTGTTTCTGTGCAAGATCACTCATGCTGTTAGAGCCTTTTTCCATTGCTGAAATGTTGGTTTTCATTGCTGATTCTGTTTGCTTAATTGCTCTGTTCAGCTTATCCAATGTGTTTATAGATTCGTCTAGTCCGTCAAATCCCACGCCAAATTTCATATTTCCTATAGGTCTATCTTGTGCCATGCATTTCACTCCTTTTACTTGCTTTCTTAATCTATTATAACATAAAAAGAGACACCCTAGCAGTGTGCTAAAGTGTCTCTCCTTTTACTTTTGCCATTTCTTGTGGACTCATAAATGTCCCGAAGAACTCTACTGGATCTTGTAGTTTTTCTTTTTTAGGTTTATTGTCTTTTGTAAATAGCTCCATTAGTAAGTTATAGTCAGCGTTGTTAATCTCTGATAGAGACCACGCTCCAGACTCACTGGATAGAAGGTCAGTGTACATCTTGTCCATTGCTTCAAGATGTTCCTCCCATGTTATTTTTGAGAGGTCTTTTTCACCTTTTTTGATGGTTCTGCCTGTCCACCCCCAATTGCTTCAAATACTCCACTAAGTACTTCTTCTAATTTATCTGCGTCAACACCATCAATAATAGTATCAAAGTTTACTTCTGGATTGTCAAATACATCAGCTACTAACATAATCATTGTATCAATTTGTTCTAGTTCTGTCATTTGTTCTTCGCCAGATTGTACTTTTTCCATACGCGCTTGGAATTTTAACATTTCACGCATTGTACGAACCTTAACTGACTTTTGTTTAAATTCTTTTGTTTTTCCATCAATTTCTAATTTTAATGTAATCATTTTAGTTCCTCCAATTTTTAAATTCTTTACTAGTTAATTATAACATAGATTCACTTACTTGTGCAAATAAAAAACCTAGTCAATTAAGACTAGGTTTAGTGGTTAAGCTGCATATACTACTCTACTACGTTGTTTACTTTGTTGATGAATTTTTCTAGTGTTAACTTGCTAGCTTCTTCCACACCGCTCATGTAAGCAATGCCACGTGAGTCCGTTACAAATGAACCTTCAATTGTTTCTGTGTTTGGTTCTGTTCCGCCTGATTCTGATGTGTTCAAGGCTAATTCTGGATGTGAGAAGCGTCCTTTTGTTAAACCAAGGAACATCTTCTTGCCATCTGCTGTGCTTGATACAAATACTACTGATACATAAGGTGCTTCCGTATCTTGTCCAACCATTGCTACGCCATCTTCGTCACGTGTGATACCCATAATTTTTTCATATACATTGTTTTTGTAAAGATCAAATACATTTAACGAAACTGTTAACTCACCAACTCCTTTGGCTGATACCCAAATAGGTACATTTGAAGCGTACACTGTTTGTTGGTCTGGTGAAATTCCTGAGATACTTGCTTCAATTGTACCTCCACCTGTCTTATCAATTACTAATTGGTCTACGCCTACTCCGCCTACTTTTGGTACAGAGATAATGGCTTTCTCGAATCCGACTAATGCGATAATAATCACGTCCTTTGTTTTATTTTGTTTCTACAGTAATTATAGCATATTATCCAGGTTTTGTGTTTGATTACAATACACGTTGTGACAGTACATATCGCTTAATAATCCTGCGTCCTTCTTTCAAGTCCTGATCTTGTGTTTCTTCTGTGTATGCACATTGAATACCTTGCTCTCGCATAACTTTATCAAGTAGAAAGTAGTATTTGTTTGATTCTTGTACATCACGCACCCATACATCTACTTGAACACTTGTTGTTAGATAATTAGGTTGTTCTGAGGCATAATCTACATAGTCACCAGATAGTTCTACAATGCGTCCTAATGGATAAGGTGGATTCACTTGTTTTTCTTCTTCAATTTGATTGACAAACCAGTTTATTTCTGGGATAGCTTCCTCTAATACCTCAGCAATCATTAGAATTGGTAATTTCATTATTTTAACCTCCTCATCATTTCTGATTGTATAATATCTGCTACTTTGTTTTCTATATCTCTCATTGTTTTTTGTATAAAGGCTTGTGGGGGTTGCTTGATGGTTCCAAATTCAACAAAATGCGCTCTCCATGCTACTTGCTTATCAAACCCAACTTCTGAAACTGGCTTATTTACTGTTGGTTTACTATAGACAATGTGGTCTTTCATATGTGTTTTTGTATCATAATCAATTGGGGTCTTTGTCTTCAACTGTTTTGACGCATATTCACCAGCCACTTCTACAGACTTGACTGTGGCTGTTTCAAATTGTTTCTTTGTTTTTCCTATTGCTTTATAGGCTGAACTAAAATCTACATAATTCTTTTTCATAGTTAATCCTCCACTTGTTTGCATACTAATGTAGTGAAGTCTCTATCAAATGAACCTTCAAGAATGTCCTCTATTCTATACTGCTTGCCTTTGAACTCAATACGATTAGATTTTGAAACCTGTTGTCCTGTATCATATCTAATAATAAAGTTTGTTGTATTAGCTAGCGTTGTTCCATAAGTATCTTGATAGTCTTTAAAATACTGCTGCTTGACGGAACACCATATTTTCCTATCTGGATTCCATGTTTCAATCCACTCAAAGAACTCATTTCGTGAGCGTGTCTTGACTAGTAGTGTAATCCGCTGATTCAGCTTGGATGTTTTGATATTCGCCATGATTTAACCCCCTCAATTGATGGATCATTGCTGTAATCGTGAATGGTACTTGTTGTTGTAGTGCATTTGTAGCTGGTACACGATTTTCATACCATAATGACACAAGCATGAATACTAGTGTATTTGTTTTTGGGTCATCTGGTAATACCGTCACCTCAATACTCCCTAAAATATAGAGTTGTGCTGCCCCAAGTAACATTTCTAAGTAGGTATCATCCTCATCATAGTCAATCCGTAAATTATTTTTAATTTCTTCTACTGTTAGCATTATCTAACCTCCTTAAAGAAGGGGATAGCCCCTTCTTATTCTGCTAATGTTGTAAATTCTGGAACATCTACTTTTGCTGACTCTTTACCATCTTCAACTGCTGAAATCTTCAAATTATACTTTGTTGATGCTGTTAAACCAGTGATTGCTAACGGTGAAGCTCCTTCTTTGATTACTTCTTCTCCATTATATACTTTGAACGTACGTGTCATTTGACAACTCTCCTTTTCTATTTTATAATAAAAAGGTGAGTGAGCTTAATCGCTTCACTCACCTAATGTTAGACTGCTGTGATAGTAACGCCTGTTGCCGTAACGTCTTGAGTTGCTACGCTACCAGGCGCTGTTACTCCCTCGCTGTATCAAGAGTTAAGAATTTACCAGCGGCTGCGTCTACTTTTTTAACGTCAAAACGCATTGCTGCGGCTAGGATTTCTCCATAATGTTGATGCTCTTGCCAGCGAACTGCCATTTCATTACGGTCAAAGAATGATGTAAATCCAGCAGGATCTCCCAAGAATGCTACTTTAGCGCCTGCTGAACCTCCTAGCAATTTATCAGAAAGTACTGTCACATTCAAACCAAGTAGTGATTTACCTGATTGAGCCGTGATTGAAGGTTGTAACATGTAACGTCCTTCATTGTCTTTCATTAAGTCTACTTCATTATAGAATGATTGAGAAACTACAAATTGTAAGTTATATGCTGGGTCAAACTCAGTATTGATGATTGCTTTGATTTCATCCAAATTCTTAACAGTTTTAGGTGTTGCTGTTTTCAAGTTTTCAACAATTTTAGAGTTTGCTGTGTTCAATGCAATACGTTGAATATGACGTGCGATTAAAGCACCCAAATCTTCATCTGAATCATCTAACGATTCACGAGAAACTGGAATTTGTCCACGATAAGTATCAACATCATACAATACATTTTCAAATTGTGGTTTGTCCAAGTCTGGATTTGCTTCAAGTTCTTCAACAGTGTGCATTACAGCCTCTGTTGATTTCAAGATAGGATATTTACCAGTTGGAGTGCTTACTTTAACTGTTTGAACCAAGTTACGCAAATCTACCACTGTTTCAGGTAACGTTTTTGTTTTTGTAACAATATCTTGAGGAATAATAGCACCCACATCAGTTGATTTAACACCTTCTGGAAGCGCTCGCAAGTCCATCTTAGGGTTATGAGAACGTACATAATTTAAAAATCCACGAACTTCTGTTTCTGGCTGAGAGATTTCTTTTCCATCTAACACTACTTTTTCCATATTTTCTTCTTCTCCTTCTTGCTCTAATGAGCGTTTTTCTTCGTCTTTTTGTTGTTCTTCAGGTTGTTTTTCTGCTTCTTTTAGTTCTTCTTTTTCTTCATCTTTTTCTTCATCTTTTGGTTCTTCAATAATTTTATCTTCTTCAGGCTGTTCTTCAGAAGCTTTATTCTCTAACTCTTCTGCATCATGTTTCTTAATTGCGTCAACTAAACTACGTGCTTCCTCAAATTTGCCTTCTGACAATAAATCATGTGCTTTTTTGATTTGCTCTTCACGATTCAATCAATCTCACTCCTTCACTAGCTTTCTGTTTTAATTATAGCATAGATATCAGAAGTTGTGGGCTTTAAATTACAAGCCCAACAGCTCCAATTCTACTTCTAAGCGTTGTTTCTCTAATTCATTAACAGCTTCTTCTAATGAGCGTGTCGCAACTCTTACATCTGTGTCATCATAGGCTGGGATGGATACTAGAGAAATTTCTAATAATGAACCTATCTTATTAATTGAACGTTTCATAATGTCTTTACCTTTTGTCCATTTGTCTTTAGCTACTGTGAAACCAAACGAACATTGGTTAAGGTCTCCACGTTTTACAAGTTCCATTGCGTCACGTCCATTACTTGTGTCAGGAAGTACGCAACGAAAATGTAAACCGATATCATCTACATTCAGTTCCAGTGTTCCGCTTGAGGTGCGTCCTAATAACTTACTAGAGTCGTGATCCATGAAACAGCGTACGTCTGTCAAGTCTACTCCGTCTAATGCTTCTGGTGAAATTGTCTCCACAAAGCCACCTAAATTACGTGATTCTTTATTGAATTTTAGTGCGTACCCTTCTACTACATTATCCTCTGTCTTCTCCAGTGTCTGTAGGGCTCTGATTTCCAAGTTCTTCTTCATTAACATCCACTTCCTGTTCTGTTTTATTTTCAGTTGTTTCTGGTGTTTGACCAAGTAGGGCATCTCCTCCTTCAATCTCAGTAAACCCAAGGTATCCACGAGCGTCATTTACAGTTAGTGCTTGTGCAAACTCAGACTTAGCTCTTCCTTCTGCAATTCTACGCAGTCTATCCTCTTTTGTATCTTGACGTAGTTTAGATAAATCTAACTCCAACTCTACTCCTAATTTTAGGTTTATCTCATCGCATATAGATGACTCATACATCGCAATCGTGCTGGCAATATATATGTCATTCTGACTTGTGTCTGATGAGTTGACCAGTTCTTGCCCAAACCTACTTACTGGAATGCCTAATACTTTAGCAATCTGCTGGGTGCTAAATTTATTGGCTTGAATCAATTTTAGTACTTCTGTATTGATTTTATTATCAGTGAACTCTTGTGAGTCATCTATCACGATAACTCCACCGCTTCCATTTACGGCTTCAAAGTCGTCTCTAATTTTTTTCTTAGCACTGTTGTTGACTGTACCATTTAATAATTTAAGAATACCTCCAGAGAAGACCCCTTTTGAAAAGAAATTATTTAGTACTTTTAATCCATTAGTTTGTAATGATATTTCATCATTTAATGATAACAATGGTGAGCGTCCTAACCAGCCATCTGTGGTACTTAATTTGAAATGTAAAATATCACGTGGGTCACACTTATACATAATATTGCCATATGGCATGTTAACTTCATATCTGTATAAGCCTGTAACAAGGTCTCTAATGACGTTAACCTGTTGGGTTTCTACAAATTCTAACTCTTTCACACTACCATCATTGTGTCTATGAATGAGAACATACGCATTTCCTGTTAAAATAAGGTTTGAAACCACTGCGTACATCATCGTATAGTGAGATTGATTTTCCTTTGGCTCTTTGTTTAACAAGTATAGCAAACTGTCATCCACTGACGTTGTCTCAGCAGGTTTAAATGGACTTTGAGCAATATCTCCAGCAATGATGTTGACCCCAGTATAAATATCTGAGTTTGTCAACGCTTTGAGGCCTGTGAAATTGGTAGTGTAAGCTGTTCCAGTATTGATATAATCAATAAATTGTTGCTCTGTCACTGGGTTTCCGTTGTTTATGAATAATCCCATTTATTATGACCTCCCTTCTCCTGAATTGGTGGCTTCATGATATAAAACAATTGTTGGAATCATGAATAGTATACCACAGGTGAATAAACCTATAATATTTGATACTAAAAATGCTGATAAAGCGATAAATACTGCGCTAATTATATATAAAACAGCTACAATAACCGCAACAAATTTCATGTTTTCACGCTCCTTTTGCGATATTTCTAACTCTATTTTAACACAAAATAGACGAAAAGGGTATGCTGTTTAAACATACCCTAAGTTGTTGTATTAGTATCCAAAACCAAACTCACCACTATCTAGTAAATCTTGCAATGTTGGTGCGTCATAATCGTGATATTGAGCGTCACTCATGGCATTTATTATGGCATCAAGTGAGTCAATTTTATTCCTGTTTATTTGCTTATCAATTGCCACGCTGTCATTATACTCTTTAATCATTGCATTGTATGCAGCACGATTCAATAATGGATTATTGGTGTGCATTACTTCACCTCTACGAATTAACTCACGCAGGGCTCTTGTTGGTGAAGATAAATAGTTGATTTTCTGTGGTACTTCAATTAGTTTTTTAGGATAGGTCTTACTTAGATTAATCAAAGCTTTATCCATCATAAATGGATCATAGTAGATACCCACTAGTTGTAAATCATTATAATCTATGAAGTCACGTATCCAATCACACATTTCTTCTGTGTCTATTAGACCATCATCTCGTTGTGAGATATGAACGAGATTCATTGCCTCATATTGTCTATATGGTATCTTGTCTATTGCTTGCTTGTGATCTATACCTCCTACTGATGACACAAAACCATGCGTGTCTAGTAGTAGTTTATGTTCTTCTTCTATTGGGATAATCCATGAAACAGCTGTCATGTCTGATGTTCTTGCTAAGTCAATGCCAATATAGACTTTTCTACCTCTAATATTATAATTCGTAGGTGCTTTCACTGCGTCCCATTCTTCTTTGGTTACAAAGCTATCTTTGGATGATTGTACCCAAAAATTCATTTCCTTCGTTAGCCAACCTGATAAATCCATTTTACCCTTGTATTCATCAAGTGAGTTGCGTTTATGCTCCATCATTGAGTCATACGCTTCTGGTATTTCAAATAATGGATTTGATTTTATCCAGTTTTCTTCATCATCTACTTCTGCTAGACTATCCATTTCCCAACATAACGCAAGATAGGCGTCACCTTTAACCTCTTCATTAAGTAATTTTTCAACAAAAGGATATTCTACAGAGTGCATAGGACCAGTTAGGTTTTTAGTAGTTGTTGAAATTATTAGTATTAATCCCTCTAATTGTTGAGATTGAGAGGATTCTAATACTTGAATAATTGCGTCATCTTTAGCTTCACCATATTCATCTAAAATACCGCATAATACATCTAGTCCATCAAGTGTATCAGCGTCACTTGATAATGGCTTCACTGTTGATTCATCACTAGCTTCAATATCATACCTACGAACGGTTGTTCTTTTTTTAACTTCTTTTGAAACACTACGTAAGGCGGTTAGCTGCGATTTAAGCATTCTAAATACAATCCCAGCCTGTTCTTTCGTGTTTGCTGCTGCTACTACTTGGCGACTGGCTGCTGGATTCTTACCAAACAAAAACTCATATAGTGCTATCCCTGAAACCAGTAACGACTTACCATTTTTACGTGCTAGTGAGATGTATGCTTTTCTAAAACGTCTAGTATTATCTTTCTTTTTACGCCATCCATAGAGTAACCCAACAATAAATTTCTGAAAGTGGGCTAGTTTTGTGGTTTTGCGAGATTTAGGGTCTGGAAGCATTTCAAGAAATTTAACTGGTGGGATTGCTTCCTCTGGTCTATAAATATATGGATATTTAGGGTCTTTTGAGCGTTCAATATCCTTCTGATGTCGCTCAATGGCTTTCTGTATTTTTTTACCAACTTTGATTTTAACTTTAATAGGTTTATAATAATCATCTTCTACTATATATTTACGTCCTTCAATCCATCCTGTTTCAATCAGATTGATATAATCTTGTACAAAGTCTTCCATTTATGTGTCCTCCTTTTCTGCTAGTCATTTATATTATAGCATAAAAAAAGACCCACTAGTTAGCTAGACTAGTGGGTGCTTAGTATCTGTGAATATACACGCCCTACGTTAAGTGTATATTAACTTTAGTGTGCCTGTCGTCAAGTAGGGTCATACTATCACACTATCCGCCAGATACTATGGCGAGCGGTCGTTTACGTGCGCCGTACACGACTGTTCAGTTTCCAACAGTAACCCTTTTTACCGTGGAGTGTGGTGAACCACTATTCATTGCCACGTATGGTGCACATAATATCCTTGAATATCAGTGGGTGTCACGTGTACTAGTAAATATATTATAACACAAAATCCGACTTTTGTGGTATTTAGTGTATCTAATGTTTACCCCTTATTTGCTATATACATTATACCACATCTATTTTATTTTTGTGTAGGTCATCCTTCAAACATTTTTGCAAATGGGTCAAGTACTTCTTTCTCTTTCTCTGCTGGAAGAATAATCTTCATTCTTGAATTGATTGTTAGCCCTAAGTCATTGGTTGCCGTTTTAAGCTCTTTTGAATAGGAGTTCATGGCATTAACCCAAGGGTTGGCTTTACCTGTCTCAGGGTCAATAGCGCCCATCTGAGCCACTTTCTCTACTGCTTCAGCGTATAGATAATTATAGTTGCAATATCTAATGACTGTATTCACATCTAACTCACTAATAGGTAAGTCTCCAACATAGGCTCCAATGCGATCCCACTCGTTGAATGCTTGTGGCAATAAGCCTGGTGGATAAAAGCTAAAGTCTAGCTTTTCATAGTTATAAAGTACTTCTTCCTCCTTCTCACGCTCTTCTCGTTGCTGAGTGGTCAAGTTACCACTCTGAGCGTTTAATAATTTTCGTGGTCTTGCCATGTTATCACTCCTCCTTTGGTGCTTCTGTAATTTCAAAATGACGATTACGTCCACCTAATTTTGTTTTGACGTCCTTAAAATAGCCACGATTCTTTCCATAAAATTCGTCTGCTTGAAATTGCGATTTGAACTTACGTGTTTGTCCAGTCGCCAAATCTTTTACGTACACTGGTTTTGGTGCAGGCATTTATTCTACCTCCCTTACATTATTGTTAAGTCAAAAGCTAACTCCCTTATATCTATAATTATATCATAGAAAAAGAACCCTGTGTAAAGAAACCAGGGTTCAATGGTGTCTACTGGGGGATAAATCATATTAGGGAAATAACATACTATATGTAGTATGATTCCTTTATTTTCAGCACAAGAAACCAGTTTTAAATCACGTTTACGAGGGGAAAAGGGCATTTTTGAAAGTTCATTTTTAGAATTTCGTGCGAAGAAGAGGGGGCAGCGATTAATTCGTTATAAAAAGGTAGGGGGGTAAAAACATTTTGGGTCTCCCTAAAAATAATTTTGGCTGTGCGGTTGTTGATTTAACGCTGTTCCCTATCTCTATTTTTCCAACTGTAGCTATGTTCTTCCTTGTTGTGACACTCGTAACAGATTGACTCTAAGTTATTTAAATCAAGTCTATGCTTCCATCCATTTGGACTTCTTAATTCTATTTTATGGTGAACCATGTTAGCATTGGTGTACTTGCCTTGTGCTAAGCATACCTCACAGAGTGGTTGCTCCATTAGCTTGGCTTTACGTGCATTCCTCCATTGTGTTGAATGATAGAAGTTACTGTACTTCTTGTTGTCCTCATTGTATCTTACGTGCTTATTGTATTGACTATTGTTGTGACCTTTGTGTGCGTCACAGTAGCGTTCAGGTAGCGTTACATAGCTGCGACATGAAGCCACTGCACACTTACGTTTAGGCATTGTGCTTACTCCTTCCTTCTATTGTGTATAAGAAAAGACTACTATTGTTTAGTAGTCTTCTTTGCTTTAACAACAATCTTATCTGTTGGTGCTTCTGCTGTCGTTGATTCAGGTAGTTTAGCTGGTTTATGTTTGGAACAGTATTGTGCTGGTAGCTTAACTGTTTCGTTACATCCTTCTTGATTGCAATACATATATGGCATTATACTCCCACCTCCTTTAGTTTATGATTGATGTCATATAACTCATTCATTACTCTTGCATATGCTTCAGCATGTTGCATATATTGTGCGTCATACATTGGAAGACCAGCTTCTAACTCATCACGTCTAGCAACCAGGCGAGCAATGTCTGTTAGTGTTGGTTCTGTTAGCTGAGTAATAGGTTCGTCCATGCTTATTCCTCCTAGAAATTGTATTGTTGTTTCTTACGTACAATCATGTCATGACTCTTTACTATCTCAATTGCTTCTTCAAGTGTTGGCTCTTTAGTCTTAGTTGATACGTTTTGTAGTTTACTTTCTAAATCACGATACTCTTTTAATAGATCTGTTTTATTTAGTGATAATAATTGTTTATCCGTTTTCATATTATAAACTCTCCAATATATTAGTAATATATTCTTTTGCTTCTTCAATATCATTAGTCGTTAAACCTTGACCAGTGTTATCACCAAAGTCCTCTAATATTGCGTAGTGATCAGTTTTAAGATCTAGAGTGATTTCAATAGTTTTCATTTGCGATTACCTCCTAATAATAACCAGCTCCACACGATAACCATTTGTGCAATTGCAAAGCCCCACTCACCTTGCTGAAATAATTGATACGGTAACTTCATACCTAAATACACAGCAATATACCCATAACCAATGGTAATTATTACAAGTAGTAAAATACTAAGTGCAAGTGTTAATAGATCAATTATATTATCTTTCATTATATCTCCTCCTCTTTGTTTCTATTATATCATAGATAAGGGATATTGTGTTGATTTATTAAACCAGTTGGCTTTATTAATTAAATAACGAATTCAAAACATGGTATTTTTACTTATGACTTTTTTTCGTCATAAGTAAAATGCTTTAATGTCAATAATTATCGCTGCTTTGTTTTAAGAGATGACACATGAATGACAAAAGTAAAATCACCACACCCTTACTCTCCCAAGGCTTTTACTATGTTATTGACATTATGACATATATTATATATATAAAATAAAATATAATAATACATTATCATGTAGTAACTATATATATCTATATAGTACTTAGACATTTTCTTGTCACTGGTCTCTACAAGCATTGATATAATAGCATTCCTTAAAATATTAAATGTCATTGGTCTTTTAAAAATCAATGGTATCAATGGTTACAGCGATTGAAAAATGTCATTAATTTTTGTCATAACTGGTTTATTTTGTCATTCTAATATAATTTCAACAAATTGGTTGACATTTAGGGTAATAGATGATACACTTGGTTCAGAAATTAAAAGGAGGAAATGAAATGACAGATATAATAAATAATTTATTTGAAGTAACTGATAAGACAAATTACGTAAGATACAATGAAATAGCAGAAATAGCAGTTAAGTATAATTTAAACATAAATAAACTATGTTATGAACTTTGTCAATTAGAAGGAGTTGAGCTGAAATGGAGTGGCAAACGATTCGCACACCGTAGACTGTATGGATTAAAATTAAAGGAGGACTAAACAATGGAAGTAACATTCACAGGAACACCACACGAAATCATGCAACAATATGAACACTGGTTAAAAACACTTGACCCTGAACAAACGCTACTATACAATAGAATCATAATTACAGGAAATAAAGCAGATAAAGTAGCATTATCAGAGTATAAAAAAGCAATTCAAGAAATTGCAATTGCTAATGGAGGAGGAATAAAAAGTATTGACAACGAAATCATGCAATGCTACAATGTAGAAAAGAAACGATTCTCAAATGGTTTCTATATTACAGGAATCAAAATAAAATAATAAAGGACTTGACACTGGTTTCCACACATGCTATACTTAATTCATAAGTTAAGAGGAGGAATTAATTATGACACATGAAAAATACAACGAACTACAAAAGAAAATGGACAAGCTTTACAGCGATTTTGTTGATTTAGGTGCTGACATTGAAAAACGTGGTGATGATATGAATAAACTTTCAGAATGGTTAGACAATAATATTCAACCAATCATCAACTGGGCAAAAGATCATGACGCTGAAGAAGAAGTTCTAGATGAGTTACAAGCTGACCATGACAAATTAAAGGAGATGTTAGAATGTTAAGTAAATACTACACAGAAATCATGTATATACAAGTTAGAGAGTTTAGACGACTATCTAAGTATCATGATAGAGCAACAGAGCGGTTAATGAAGCTGAACGAACCAGACAGTATGCATAGCCACACCACGCAACGTTACTGGCAAACACACAACAAAATAGAACAATGTGAAAAAGAAATGCGCACTATCATTGAAGAGCTAAACGAATTAGAAAAGCGCTTTCACTGGTTAAGTAATTTACACCAAGAGCGCTTTCATTTTCTAACAAAAGACAAAGACCTATTTCAGAGAATAGTAACGTTGATGGATATTTACAAATAGGAGGAAGAAACATGGAGAATGAAATTATCTATATAACAGACTATACTGAATGGACAAAAGGACAATGTAGAAAATGTAAAGGTATAAAATATTGGAATGCATACTACCGTTCAGACAACCACCTATGTGATGATTGTCTATCACCAACAGGAATGTATTATGATTTAACAGATGAACAAGCCCAAAAGATTGAAAAAGAAATTGCGTGGATTGTTGATGATAGAGTAAGAGATATAAAACATGATGTTGATTATACTGTTCGCACTGTGCCATTTGTACTAAAACCATTTTTTGAACATACTAAATTTAGAGTATTTGGTGAAACAGAAACCTATTCAAAATCTGAATTTATTGAAAAGTTCAAAGATATGGAAGTAAAAAGTGTAATACCTATTAATAATAAATTTGTTCTAAAATTACAACACAAAGCATGGTTTTTCTAAGGAGGAAAAAACAATGACCACATTTATTATTCTAGCAAAAAGACACACACAAACCATTCAATTAAGCTACCTAGCTGAAACAATGAGAGCAGCAATTGATGAATTTCGCTTGACATATCCCAAAAAGAAGTATAAAATTATTGATTGTAAGGAAGCCACAAACTATAATAGATAGTAACAAGTAAACTAACAAACAGTACACTTAGTAGTGTAATCATAACAGAGGAGGAAAAAGAATGTTAGACGCAAAAGAAGGACAAACATATGTTTGTGTGAAATCAGATAGACCATGGTGGACAGTAGGTAAAGAGTATAAAGTAGTATTAAATAGTCAGAACGATCTCTGTTTTGTTGATGATGAGGGAGATAGATGGGCACTTCGTTACTGGAAGTATGTTGAAAATTACTTTAAATTAAAAGAGACGCAATCAAATGCAGAGACTGAGAAACACAAGTATACCACCTTTGAAGTGAATAAAGTAATTCTCAGAGCTTATAACATGTATGACAATGACGCACAACGCTTAGCATTTATAAAAGGGTATTTTGCGAAATAAAGAGAGGATGACAAAATAATGTTTAAATTATTAGTGACCAAATACAATGCTGGAGAAGGTATACAAGTAACTGAAATGAACTATATTGATAGGTATTGGTTTACTGATGACTATTTAATTTTAGAGGATGATACCAATCAAGTAAAAACATATATTCAAAAAGACCAGGTATTAGAATTTGAGGTGCATTATGAATAAAACAAATGAACTAATCACATTAACCAGAATTGATGAAACAACAGTATATGTAAACATTAATCACATTGCAGCATTCTATCACAACAAAGCTTGGGAATACACAATTGTCATACTGTCAGACGGTACTCAATTAGATATAAAAGACTCAGTAGACTCAATTGCGAAATATTTTTAATTAAAAGGTATAGCACAAACTTTTCATTTGTGCTATACTTAGTACATATCAGATGAGGGAGGATAAAAAGAATGAATGAACTAAAGAAAATAGATTATTCAGCACCAATTGAGGAATTACTACCAGTTTCAAATAAAAACTTTCCAAGTGAGGAATTTGTGGACTTCAATTCAGAGTTAGGAAGAATGTACTACGGTGGCAAAGACGGTACACAAGCCAAATTTGAGATTCAACAGGAATTATTTATTGATAAATTTAATCAGTTAGCCTATGTGTATGCACACCCTAACTTAAACGCTCCATATGTGTACAATGCAGACACACGTATCTGGTCTGAAGTAAATCTAGGTAGTTACAAATATTCAGATTGGTACTTTGAGAACATTTTAGCGCCAAAATTTACACCACAATTTAGAAATCCAGAGTTTGGGAATGAGATACGTAGAGAGATGAAGAAGTTAGCTCCTGAGTTAGCTAATCGCTCCATGACACGTGGAGAACATGCCCCATTAGGTGACAACCCTAACCCAAACATTATTGCCTTTGAGAATGGCACATATGACTTTAAAACCAATGATATTCGTGAGACTAGATTAGAAGATTACCACACATTACAATTACCATATCCATTAATTAAGACAGATGAAACAGATGAACTATTGGCTAAACAATGGATTGATTATCTACTGAAAGATCAAGCACAGACATTATATGAGTATATTGGTTACATGTATTATAGAGAGTACAAATATCAATCAATCTTATATTTATTAGGTAATGGCTCAAATGGTAAATCTTACGTAGGTGGCTTTATCATGAATAAATTAATTGGTTTCAAAAACAGTTCTGCAGTTGGTCTAGACAGCTTAGCAGATAAAAACAATCGTTTTGACAAAGCTTCATTACACCATAAATTATTGAACTTTGAAGCTGATTCTAGTGCAAACTTTGTAAAAGGTACAGAGACACTGAAAAAACTTTCAGGAGGTCTTGACGCTGTTCATGCTGAGAAAAAAGGTAAAGACGCTTTCAGCTTTACCAACTACGCCAAGTTAATGTTCTCCATGAATGAACTACCTGCATTTAATGACCGCACCAATGGATGGTATAGACGTATTCTAATTTTAAACTTCAACACTAATCTTGATACACCAGAAGCACGTGAACGCATTAATGAGTTCAACAAACAACGTGAAGAACGTGAGTCAAAAGAACAACTGGGTAAATTTGCATGGTTCTGTATTCAGCAATTTAAAAAGATTTTAGACGCTGGTACAAATGGTGAAAACCCATTCACAGAAACAGAAGACATGATTGCGTTCAAAAAAGCCTATATTGAATCTAACGATCCATCTAAAGAGTTTTTGAGTGAAGTACCTGTGATTGTAGAAGATAAGGAAGGTACGGTTAACTTAACACTACTAAAAAATATCTTTAATGTGTACACAAAAGAGAACAATATTAATAAATCAATGAACTGGCGCACCATGAAAGAGTTACTACTGAAACAAGGATTTGAAGAAAAACGTACAAGTAAAGCACGTGTACTCACTGGTCTAAAAATTGCACGCAACGGAGACAACGAATCAATTAAACCATATTTAATGAATGCACTAGCTGGAACAGAGTATGTAAACATTTTCAATGATGTACAATAGGAGGAAACAGAATGAAAAAATATAGTATTTACACAACCAATTCAACAGAGCCATTTGTGGTAGAAACTGAGGAAGATTTGATTGATAAATATTTAGAGGCAATGCAATCTGGAGACAAATCATTAGTTATTCAGCATAAAAAAGACCTGATTGGAATGGGCACATATAGATACAATGTACTACTAAACGTGAATCGCATTGTTTCAATCACCACCTCAGAAAAAGTTTAATATTTTAGAAAGAAAGTTGACTAAAACAGTTGACTTTCTTTTTCTATCATGATATTATTAATTCATAGAGATGAGGGAGAAAGGGTTAAACCTAAAAAGGAAAATGAGTACTTCTCACTTACAAAAAAAAA